TACAGTTGTTTTCAATACATCATTACTAATTTCATTAGTTCTAACTTTAAAAACATCTAATGTAATTGGTTTTTTATAATCATTATAATATGATTTACATTGCTTTATAATCCATTTCAATGATTCATTATCATAATGACTTTCATCTAAAATATCATAGATTTGAGCTAAGAAATTAGAGTTTGTCATTAAAGATGAAATAGATTTTATCTGAAAATTATGTCCAAATGTTGTTAATCTATTCTCCATCTCTATTTAACCCCTTTAAATGATTTAATCTAATGAACTCTTTAACCCAATTACCAAAATCTGATATATTGCTATAGAGTTTATCTTTCATAATCATTGTTTGTAATTTATATTTAACCAATTCAGGAATATCCCTTCTGATTGAATCTGTTATTTTTCTTTTTGTATGATTAGGAATATCTACTTTACTTAACTGCATTAGTAGGTAATTCCTTTTGATTAAATTACTACTATTTTTTATATTTTCCAAGAGTTTTATTTTAGAATCTGAACTTTCTACAAAATCTAACAAATTTTTAGCATTGAACTCATCATCTTCTGTTATAGATGGGATGTATTTTATAATACTTTTTAAACCAGCCCCTTGTACACCATTGATATTATCTGATTTATCACCATCAAGTATTCTATATGTTAATAGATTTTTAGAGGGTATCCCATATTCTTCTTTAACTTTATCAGGTGTATATAATATCTTCTTAGTTGGACTCCAAACAGAAATTCTATCATCAACCAATTGTAAAAAATCTTTATCAGTTGACATTAACACAATTTTACTTTCTGATAAGAATTGTTTTGATACATAAGCCATCGTATCATCAGCTTCAATACCATCAACACTTACAAGGGTAAGTGGTAGATATTCAAGATATTCTACCAACCTACCTAATTGTAATTTCATTGATTCTTCTTCATTAGCAGGAGCCGTACCCCAATCTACATTTCTGTTTAATCTCTTCTTGATTTTTCTTTGTGCTTTATATTCAGGATATATTTTTCTTCTTCTTTTAGAACCATCCTTACCATCAAACACAATGATACATCTTGTAGGTTTTATAACAGATAATGTATATCTAATTGATTTAAGAAATCCAGCTATACCACCAATGTGAACACCATCTTCGTTTATAGCTGGATTAACACTAAATGACCTTATAAATGTATTTAAACCATCTATAATTAGGACTTTATCATTTAAGTTTAACTTATCGTTTTTATGTGAATCATCAATTTGGTCTAAAAAAGATATAAATTTTTCATTCAAACCTTTTTTAGATTTCATCCACTACCTCATCAGTTTCAACTACATCATCAACACCAAGTTGTTTTGAATCATATTGAAGAATACAAGCTTTACATATCATATCATAACAAAATTTCTTTAACTCTGAATTACTTGTCATAAGTTCCTCAAAATCTTTTGATTGAAATTTATATTCTTTGATAAGTTCTCCTGTTTCTAAATCAACATGCTGTAATGTGTACCAAGCACCACCAGACTTTAAAAGTTTGTGTTCTTTCATTACAGTCAACCAACTACCATAATCATCAATACCTGTATCAAAATATAATGGAAACTCTGCAGTTCTCATTGGAGGACCAAGACGATTCTTAATTACTTGAGCCTTAATTTTAATACCTATGGTATTCTTACTACCATCTTTGAGTTGTCCAGCATTTTTTAATCTAACACGAGTTGATGAATGAAATGGAAGAGCTTTACCACCTGATGTAGTCCAAGGATCTCCAAACATAACACCTAACTTTTGTCGTAATTGATTTGTAAATATTAAACATACTTTTTGTCTAGCAATCATTTGAGTTATTTTTCTCATAGCTTTCGATATAACGATAGCTTTTGTTGTAGCCCAACCATCTTTATCATAATCAGCATCCATCTCTACTTTTGTAGATGCAGCTGCCAATGAATCAACAAGAATAGTAACCAACCTATCTTTATTTGATTCTCTGATTTTTGTAACAATTGTTTCAATAGTATCAAATATTTCTTCAACTGTTTCTAAATGAACATACAACATATTTTGAGTATCAACACCAATAGCTTGTAGATAATCAGGAGAAACTGCTGATTCTGTATCTATGTAAACAGCAACACCACCTTGTCTTTGAGTATCAGCTAAAGCATGTGCTCCGATTAGTGATTTACCACTACCTTCCAAACCATTCAACTCTGTTATTCTACCAACAGCGAGTCCACAATCAGGTCTATTAGATATTGCTAAATCTAACATTGTTGAACCTGTTGAAACCCACCCCATAACATCAGTTGGTGTTTCTTGTTCACCATCTAAAAAATATGCTACTTGTTGATGTTTGAATGTTTTGTTAAGTTCAGATGCTATGACTGACGCTAGTTCATCTTTATTTGACATAAACTTCTCCTATGTTAAAAATGGTGACGGGGTTGAGCCCGCCACCACTTAAATTAATGATTACTATTAACTATTGAATAATTGGTCGAAAGCGTCTGATGTATCACTAACCTTATTAGCTACTGGAGCTGCAGTAGTTTCAGTAGTTTTAGTTTCAGTAGTTGCACTTTCAGATTCTTCTGATGGATTCAAGTAATTACTCAAAGCTTCTTTCAAATCATCATATGATGGTTCTGTATAAAGCTCTGTGATATTAGCTTGATTATTTAGAAGATTTTCCAAAGCCTCAGAATCTTCAACCAATTTAGTTTGGTTTGGTTTAACCCTTACAGTAGTTTTACCATATTGATTACCAGCCTCCGCAGGTGTTTGTCTTTCAATACCAATATCTCTACCATTCATAGCGTCAGTAATATCACCATAATCAGGATCAGCAATAACACTTAGAAGTTCTTGGTAAACTGTTTTACCAAATCCCCAAAATTTAACACCCTCATCTTCTCTACCTCTAACTACTACAGGCACGAATGTTCTCATTTTAGGTTCTAATCTTTTACCTTGAACCCACTCATCTTTATTACCAGTTGATTTTAATTTATTAGAAAATTCTTCAACTGGGTCTGGACGACCAAATGTTGCTGGTGAAAGATATGTTTTATTACCACCCAAATTATAATGAAAATATAATTCCATAAAAGGGTTGTCTTTGTTGTGTTTATAAGGAACAATACGAACAACTTGTTTACCTGGTTCAGGTTTCCAAAAGTTTTCTTTTGTTGATGTTGTTGATTGTAATTGTGTTAACTTGGATTTAATTGCACTAATATCCATTTGTTTTCTCCTATTGTTTATCGTTTATTATTTATCATTTATGGTTTAAAAAACCATATAACCTATTAACTATAATATATATCATTTTTGATATATAAAACAAGCTTTTTTTTTATTAATTTTTACATCCACATTTTGTTGAACAATCTTGTTCCCATTTTCCAATTGGACATTCGGCTGTAGCATAATGAACTTTCACATTCATAAAACATCCACAATGTGTACATCTACCATCTTTTTTGTTGGTATCTGGATTGACTTCATCATATAATAAATGAGGACATTTTGTACATATATCCCATCTTCGTTGAGCTTCTTCTTGTGTTGATATAACTTGTTTTCCACGAATGAAAGCTTTCAAACCTTTCCAATGGTCAACTGCGATGTTTCTAATCATCTGAGATGCTGGAGGGAGTTTCTTTTCCCCCTCTAACATCTTTTCAGTTTTATCAATACATTCAAGCTCTTCCTCAGTAGGTTTTCTTTCTACTGTTGGTTTAGGCTTGATTAGTTTCATTTTTTACCTTTTTTTATCTTAGGTGGTTTGTTACTAGCTGGCGGTGCTGGTGAACCTTTTTGTTGAGGTTTCACAACAGGTCCTTTAGGTTGTGGTGCTTTTATATCATCAGTTTTAACACCCAAATGTTTACACAACCTATCCAATTTTTGTTCTATTACAGATATTCTTGATTCTAAATTACCGTTTTGTTGCGCTTGTTGAGCTTGCCTCTGTTCCATCATTTGTTTTTGTTGTTTCAACCTTTGCAACATCGCATCTGCTTTTGGTAAGTTTGGCATATGATCGTTTTCTTTAGCCCACTTTTCATAACCCTCTCTCCAAGTTTTAACTTGTTCTTCATTATCAAAATCTTGAGGTGGTGGAGGTGGTGGTGATTTTGGTTTTGGTGGTTCAGGTATTTCCTCACCTTTAGCCCACTTTTCAATTATATCTTTTTCACGATGTCCACAAATGTGATTACCTGATTCAGCATCTATGAGCCAGGGTGTTCCACATTGTTTACCATATTTTTCTTTAAGTTGTTTATTAAGTTCTTGATTATCTTTCTCAGCTAAATCTAATTTTAGAATTTCATAATCACCTGATTCATTCAATTCATCAACTAATGGTTCTGTTTTTTTACACCAACCACATCCTACTGAGTAAAAATAATATAAAGTAGATTCTTTTGCCATAACCTATTCTCCAATTTTATATATATAAATATATATTAGTTTCTAAAACAATCAATTTATTTTTATAATTTTAAAAATTCTCGTATTGATTTTATTTAAACCTTCTGCGTTTGTAACCAAAAGTGTATTTTTGAAATCATCCCAATTCACTATAAACTTGCTATCTATAACACCATTATTTAAACTTGATATAACTTCATTTAGTGCGTTAATTGTGTATAATGTATTTGAGTGTTTTTTTCTATGTAAGGATATTGTGTTCTTCACATCATTGAAATCAGCCCCTTTATCTAAATCCACATTATAAGTACAAATCAATTCATCAGTTTGGTTTTCATTCTGTAATACATAGATTTTATCAAACGCTATTGTGTATGCTTTTTTGATATTGTAAATAGCATCTTCAATATCATCTTTTGTTGTAAATGTTGCTAAGAGTTGTGTTCTCATTATCCTTTGGCCGCCTTCCCTTGTAAACAATCTCGCATTTCATCACCAAAATGTGATGCAACTTTTTGAGCAGTTCCGGCAGTTCTCCATTGGTCTTTAAATAATTCAGTTTGATTTCCTTTAGAATCTACAATTGATACTTTTTCTCCACCGGGTGTAACTCTACATTTTTTCATTAAATGTTCTTTTAAAGCTTTTTTACCTTCGGGTGTTGTAGTGTCAGGACCATCATAACCACTTCTTTCCGCAACGCATTCTCTAATCATAGATGGTTTAACACCATTTATACCCATTTGAATTAACATAGAATTATCTTCATCATCTACCATATCAATATATGTGTCAATGTGCATAGAACTTAATACACCTGAAATATAACCCTGTGTATTTTTCCCATTATCTGCATCAGGTCTTTCTGTTGGGTGGTATCCATCCTCTCCAGCATCTGCTTCAAA